AATACTGGTGTTGATGATGTTGGTGGGCCATTTTTCCATAAATTAATTCAAAACAAAAAAATTACTGGAGGGCCTGTAATTATACCACCATTAAGAGAAGCAACTACATTGGGCAATGTTAAAGAATATACGTTAGCAACAACAAGTAACTTTTCAACTAATAAAATTTCATATGTTTTTGGTGCTGCTAATTCAGAACGATTACCTTCTTTTGGATTAGAAGTTACATATAAAAAAGAATCAGATGCTACTAATCAAGTAGATTCAAATACTAATAATCAAAATATTTATAGTAGAATTTTAACAGGTAATCAAGTAAATACTTTAACTCTTAATTTTGAAGAAGGTCAAGAAGTTAAAGCATCCGTTGATATTGCTACACGACGAATATTTGATGTTCCTACTAAATATATTGTTCAAAGGTCAATGGATAATAGTGCCGATATTGTTCTCACTGATAAAGAGGTAAGTAGTTTAACTAACTTTTCTTCACAAAGAGATTTTAATTTACCTTTTCAATATTTTGATGGGGCATTGAAAATATTTGGGTCTAACTTTGCTAGAGTTAAAACTGCAAGTGTTACTATTAATAATAATCTTACACAACAAAGATATGTTGGTGAATATAATAGGCAAATTATGTCTGAACATGTTCCAGCACAACGAACTTATGAAATTCAGGCTACATGTTTAATTACAGATACTAAGATTTGGGATGAATTACGTTCTCAAACTGAAAATGCTAGTGATAGTTTATTAGAGTTTAATTTCCAAAAAGATACTGGAGAAACTTTTAATCTTAAATTCCAAGATTATATGATTACTGGTGCAGATATTCCACTTCCTGATGATAAAGGACCAATTGAAGTTTCAGTTACTATCATGGCTAGAAAATTAAATGAAGCCAAATACACTGGTAGTTGGATTATTCACGGATGATGATATATTATGCCTATTTACAATAAAAAAGCCCGATTAGCGGCTGAAAAAGAGGCGAAAAAAACGGCCCCTAAACCTAAAACTCCCCCTGTTGAGGCTACTAAGCCCGTCAAAACTGCTCCCAAAGGAGCGACTAAA